CATGACCCAGTAACACAAATCCCTTTAACTGAAGAAAATTCTTATATAGTTATTTATCGAGGAAAAGTGTCTGGATTTGTTAATGAGACAAATACTGAAGCGATTGGTAGTGTTATGAGTACTTTAATGTTATCTTCCCCTGTAGGTAATCTTGATGCTGTAAATCAATTGTTTACAACGAAAAATTCTATTAAAAACTTCGATGGAACTGATCCTTCATTTGACCAGATATATGAGGGTAGTGGTTCTGTTGAACTCAGATGGGGGAAGGCATAATGACCGGTACCGAGTATTTTATTGCAATGGTTGTTATCACGGTACTTTCGACATCCTACCAAATTATTCAAGCAAAGAAACAAAGAAAAGCGGCTAAGGATGCAGCTGAAGCTAGGAAAGGTTATGAATTAGTTGTAGATGGTGAAATTATGCCAATACCTATTGTATATGGTAGAGCTAAGATAGGTGGTGTAAGGACATATCACGGTACTTCAAGTTGGTTCGTTAGACCGAGTACTTTCAATGCAGATAAAATATTTTCCTATGGTGGTAGTGAAGCTGGATTTGAAAGCACACGATATGGTAATTATAATGAGTATCTTTACTTTCAACAAGTCCTTTGTCATGGTCCTATTCATAATGTTTATGATTTTGTAGCAGAAGAAAAATTGTATGCAAATGATCCAGCAATTTGGTCAATTAGGAATGAAGTTCATTTTTGTACATCAGATGTAAATGGTGTTTTAAATTGTGTTTCTAATAATATGATTTCAGAGAATATTTCGGAAAGAAGAAATGCTAGATTTCCAGGATTAGCGTATGCTACTACAGTGACGAGATTAAATAGAGATGATCCACAATTCAACGGTGTGCCTATGGTTCAATATTTTATTGAAGGTCGTCTTGTTAGAAAAGTGACATATAATTCTGCTGAGGATCTTTATGAATTAACGAATCAAAGAGAATACTCTAATAATCCTGCCTGGTGTCTTCTAGACTATCTTTTAGTATCTGAATTGAAATATGTAAACAATGAAGGGGATGAGGTATATGTTCATGATCCTGGTGCTAAATTAGATGTTTCACAAATTAATCTGAAGAGTTTTTATCAAGCAGCTCAAATTTGTGACAAGGTAGTTTTAAATGATGTCAAGTTAACAGGTAAGATTTGGAAATCTACAGATCCCGCTGTTGGAAGAACAGTAGAAAGTAGGAATATACCTTTATATGAATGCAATCTAATTATAGACCCTCAAAAACCTATTAGGAATAATATAGAGACATTATTGAGCACAATGGGAGATGCAAGACTAGTATGGTCAAAAGGCCAATATAAGTTATCATTGAAATACCCAATTGTTTGAGGATATATGGCATATACTGAAGTAGATTATGAACCATATGTAGACGCCATTATAACTGATGACGATCTTGTACTAGGCTCTAAGATAACATTAAAATGGCCAGATATTACTGATAGATTAAACCATGCAGTTGTTCGTTATCATAATGAAGCAGAGAATTTTAAAGAGGATACTGTAAGTTGGCCATTAAAGACTACCTATGCCCTTTATAGAGGTATTGGCGGAACTACATACGTTGCTGCATTTGCGGGATGGGGAGCATCTGGTGAGCAGGGTGCATTTCTAAACAAATATGCAATTTGGGAATCCCTGCCTTCAAATGAAAATTTATCTAAGAATTTTAGATGGCTATTTAGACCACCTACTGCTGGAGTAAATACTTATACCGGTCGATTAGAAGCAGATGACTCTGCAGTATTCTCTATTTTAGATATTGCAGCAGGTACGCCAGTAACTCTTGTTGTTAATGGTCAAAATTATCAAAGTCTGCCAGTAAGTTGGGCAAATAATGTTAACAGAAATTTTACAGTATCTTTAAGTGGTGAAAAAGAGTATTTAATAGAGTATCGTAATGGAACTAATACTGGCGGAAGTCTTAAGGGTATTGCCGCAAATTTAATCTACAATAGTATTGTTGTATGGTCTACAAGAACACCTTCTTATGAATTCTATCAGGAAGAAACACAAACAAATGAAGTGTATAATGAGCTATTAGCTGAAGACAATAATGTTCCCCTTGAAACTACGATATTCTTAGAAGGCTGTACAACATATTCGCATGCTCTTGCAAAGGCAGAAGAACTAGTCAGAACTAGTAGAACAGCAATTGGAGTAACTTTTGAGTATATTGTTAAGGATAAATTCTTAGAGCCTGGTGATCTTGTCAAAATTGAGAGTAAAACCATAGATGTATTTATTTTATTTTATATAAGAGTAAATGAAGTTAAATATTCAATTAAAGGCACCTGTCAGGTTACTGGGACAAGATTTCTATTTGAGCAGCTTGCCTGGAATGTTGCTGATGATGAGTATCCTAGTAATTCAACGTCATACGGTGCATCTGGAACATTTTACTGGGATCATGCTGACAATCCAACTAGAGAGGGTTACTTAGTCTACATCTGGAGAGGTGAGTACTATCAAGATGGTAGTCCATTAATGCACGAGATTGGTTTTACTTCTTCTAACTCCTTTGAAATACCAGATACTTTCCTAGTGCTAACAAAGCTAGGAGTTAAAACTAAAGATAAGAATAACAAAATGTCAGAGATGGCGATTTTAGATAATGTTGTTCTTAGATATAAGTCAGAACTACAATTAGTTTCAAATCTATTAAGTTTTAATAAATTTCTTAATGGTACTTTCAATGTATCAGAGATAACACTAACAGCTGTATTAAGAGATCCTCCGCCGCAGCATTTGTTAAAATATAAGTGGTATGTAGACACTGTATTACAAACAGGCGAAGAAAGTTCAACATTTGTCTTAGAAAGGCCTAATCCATTTGCAGTAGGCACGATGGTAGTAGATGTTGAAGTGTATTCTGATGATCCAGCATACTCATACTTTAATCTGTTTGATAAATTAAGTATTTTTAAATTAATTGAAGGTACTGAACACGCTGACATCGTTCTAGCCAATGAGATAGATTGGTTAGATGTAGACTATACAAATACTCCAGTAGAAAACGAGTTACCATATTATAACCATATAATTGGTGTTCTAGGTATTACGCTTTTAACACCAGGAGTTAATGTTACCTACTCAATTGCTGCGACTCTTAATTGTACAGCGTCTTTTGAAGAGATTGATGGCTATGAATGGGTGTTCAAAATAACTGCTGTAGACCAAACGGCAAATGTTGTAAGTGTAACAATTAACGCTGTGATTCCTTCAATCAATACTACATTACAAAGAACATTCCATTTATTTAAATTGCCTGCTAAAAATCTCTCATTAACATTTAATGCAAATACACTTCTACAAATAAATACAACATCAACAGGCGCACCTAAATCCGGGCAATTACCTAAGAATTTTACCATTGAAGCCTTCTTACAAGGATCTTCATTAAAAGCATCTGAGGGTGTATGGAATGCTGGATTGTCTAAATTCGAACCAGTGATAAATGACGCTAAAGTAATGTACATGGTAGAAAGTACAAATCAATGTACAATCGGGCACCTAAGTTCATCTCAAGGTGTACATACTATGCAAGTTACTGCGTTAACCGAAACAACGACACCTGCATCTTTTATAATTAGATCAGAAGTAATTGCACCGTCTGGAAACCTAGTAAATCTTCATAACTATACTATAAATAAAATTATTGATATTCCCGATTTGGTTACAGTATTTGCTTCACCGATGTTTTTAGTACATTCTGGATTAGGCCAATCTGCTTATATTTATGTATTATTAAACAATGAAACATATTTAAATCCGGCCACAGATTATACAGTAGAGAATATTTATTCTGGGACAAATTACTTTGATGTTCCTGTTAACACTACTTTTAATTCACAACCAGCAGTGCGTTTTGATTTTGCAGCAGCTACTATGAATTCAGTGCCAGATGGTGAATATGTATTTAAAGTAACCAGGAATACTGTTGAATACTTTATAACTATATCGATAAGAGATTCACGTAACTTTGGCGGTGGCGCATAATGCTGCAAGTATTTAATTTACGTACTACTGACGAGTTAATTGCGTGTGTAGATATGTATAAGAAGATAGATATAGAGAATGATAATTTTATAAATTTTGATAAGGAAATAGCCTTACAAAAGCTATTTATATCATGTCGATCAGGACACTTTGCAAGAATAATAAAAGAAGATAATGAATTAATTGCATGGATACTTGCATCAACAGCTACTTATGATTTTTCTAATGAACTTATTTTTAAAATAAGAATGTTTTTAAGTAATCAGTCAGGTGTTAAAGGATTTAAATGTATTGAAATTCTACATGAAGAAGTTATAGATGAAGCAAAAAGACTTAAAATAAAAAGAGTCTTTACGGAGAATAACTTCTATAATGAAAGATTAGTATATGTGAAATTACTAGAAAAATTAGGCTGGAAACGTAAAGGATATATGGCATACTTTGAAACGGGTGTAGAGTCGGGTGACTGAAAACTTGGCACGGCAACATAGCAGGTTGGTCCAGGGTGAGGCGATCGCCGTGGCGGTAGGGGCAGATATCCACCCGGCCGGCGCGCAGCACCCTGGGCCGCATTATCTGCTGTATTTTTAGAAATTTTTTTGTAATAGAAAAGTATATGAAGCCCGTTAAACTATCGAAGAGGGCCTCCCCCAGTTATTAAATTATACATTTAAGTTTAAGGTATGTAGTTATAGGGGTATATAGATTATGTTTAAAATACATCTAATTCCAGAATGGAGAGATGTAGTCAAAAAAGCTTGGAGTATGCGATTCATGATTATAGCCGGTATAGCTTCAGCAGTGGAGCTTATTGTGGCTTTATATTTCCAGAGCATAGTTCCAAAAGGAATATTTATTGTAATATCTTTAATAGCAACTGCTTTAGGTATGTTTTCTAGAGTAGTGGCGCAAAAGGATTTAGATGAATAGAGCGCGTGTTGGAGTAGCGGCTCTAGCTTTCTCTGCAAGCGGTTTAATTACTGTTGCAGTATGGGAAGGTTATACAGAGCGTGCTGTAATACCGGTTCCAGGAGATGTTCCAACTAAAGGTTTTGGTACTACTAAAAACACTAAATTAGGTGACACTACAACTCCAGTAAGAGCGCTTATAGATTTAGCTGCAGACGTATCTGAGACTGAACGAGGATTAAAGACTTGTATAAGAGCGCCATTATTTCAACATGAATGGGATGCATATGTTTCTCTTGCGTATAATGTAGGATATCCTAAAGTTTGTAATGGCTCTATTCCAAGATTACTCTCGGCTGGTAATTATGAAGCAGCTTGTAGAAAAATTCTAGAATATTCCTGTGGTCCTGCAAGAGAATATGAAAGAGACCCATCATGCTCTACACCTAATGGACCTCCAAAGAAACGTATTAAAGGTCTTGAAAATAGACGGAAAGTAGAGTATAATATGTGTATAGGAGGTAATAATGCCACTAATAAATCCCGCTAGCCCTTATATTATAATTGCTTTAATTGTATCACATCTTGCAATAGGCGGTGCTGGCTATCATTATGGTGGTAAACACACCAGAAATGAAATTACTGCGGAAACGCTTAAAACTGAAAATGAAGAGTTATTAGAATTACAACAACAATTAGAGGAGCAAGTTGCTTTAAGTAATGATATATCCAAAAAATTTGAAGTAGCAAATAGAGCGCGTCAAGCAGCACAAACAAAGGTACGTGAATATGAAACTAAACTTATTGGTTGTGGTACTGTGCCTAATGACTTTATCAGGTTGCATGACTACGCCGCAAAAGGTTATATATCAAAAACCCCAGATACCAGGGAATTTACTTGTTCGCCCAGCACCATTGGAATCGATCGAGTCGGAGGAGTCATCTCTAGGAACTACGAAAAATGTAACAAGTACATTGACCAATTGAATTCACTAATTGATATCTTAGAGAAGAAGTAATGAAAAGATTCTTGTCTGTCGTTGTTTTATTTTTTACAGAGCGCTC